AAAGCACACACCTAGCCCTCTTTCTTTTTTTTTCTTTCGGGTTTGCTCTACATTTTGCTCTCTCAGATACATTGTTTTCTCACGCGATACATACAAAAAAGAATGAAGGGAGGTCCACTCTTGGCTTTTTTCCTCTAACACGGGTGACACAGCGATTCTAGAAATTCTCGAGACCGGCAAGCCCACGCTTGCTCTTGCGGAGGGGGACGTTTCTGTAATCAGTCGGCTTTGCGGATTCTAATTTGCTTAGCTCGCGTTGGATCCGGTAGTATCATTCCGATGAGCACCACCTTGGCTGCATCGATCTTCTCCTGGTATGTCGCGGGGAGTTCGGGCCCGACGACCCCTACGGCTCTGAGCCGCTGGTGCGCCTTGCCGAATGTGGCTGCCTGGTCGCTTGCCACCCTTTGCAGGGCGGCAGCCGACCGGGTGATCAGCTTGTTGAACGCTTTGATGGCTTGTTCCTGGTTGTCGTTCATTGTGTTTAGCAGGTTGATGGAGGTCCGTACAAACTACATCGCCATCGACCACTGCTGGTTGCTTGTGAGCATAGCAGGTGTCGAATATGACGGGAAAGTCGTCAAGACCCTCAACTTTCTTGATGTCTTCATCCTTTTTCTTCAGTTCATCAAGAGATACACCTAGGACTTTTGCCATTGCCTCGGCGATTGTTGTCGTATCGCGCTGGGGCCAAGCGTTGCTACACCTGTACTGTTCTTCACCCGTACCGTTCTTGAACTTGAGGCCGGTGATTTTGATGACACGTGCTGCCCACGTTCCAATGATAGGTGTCTTGGCATCAGTTGTTATGTATCCCACAGCTTTGTTGGTAGCAGCCTGCGCGGGGGTTACACTCTTGTTACCCGACGCATGAAGCTTTCCTATTGTACGAAGGGGATCGGCAAATGAATCATTGGTTGTTAATGGGTCGACAAAATACCGCCCCAAAAACAGGATGGGCTCACCTCTTGCTCTCAAGTTTGACTTGTAGACCATGCCTAGCGTTTTTGCTACTTTTTCTACATGTTCTCGGAAGATTCCACGGTGGTTAGCGTTGACGCTATCGTCTCCAAAAATGGCTCCGATACGATTCCACGCTTCTTCAGGTCCATATCCCATATTCCTAAGAGCACAATACACATTGTATGCATTGTCCAACGTCCCGGCTTGTGTTGTTATTGAACTGCCGCTGCGCACTGACATGTCGGGCTTATAGCCCACGCCAGTGCTCGTCTTTGCTTTATTGACGTAAATCTCCTTGTACAAGCGCCTAAAGCCATTAGAATGTTCCTTGGCAAAGTAACGCATGTACATGGGTAGCAGTAGCAAGTTGGAGTAGTCGGCGCTCTGGCTACCATCCAGGCAGGTGTAGTCGCCTTCCTCAATCTCTTCGTCTGCATCCATTTGAAGAACAACCCGCAGCCGGTCAACAATACTTGACGGGCGTTTGCCTGGACAATACCAGTCGAATTTCTTTAGGTGTTCAGCCATTGGGAGACTGTAAGCGGAGGATTGGATGGTAATTTCGGGGGACATGGTAGATATGTTCCTGGGCGGTTTTGATGCCCCGTACGTCTCAGTTTTAATGAAAGATTTTATTTCATTCTTGGCTTCGATAGACATGATAGGTGCCACTCTGTCAAAGCGACCCCTCTGTGCCTTCTTAGCTTGGAGTTCACGTACTTCACCGATGGAGATAGGTACACCGGTACCAACGACTGAGTCTGGCACCAACATCTTCACAAACTCACTAGCATACCTCCGGTACTCAACAGGGAATCTTTTGTTGTTGCGTACAGCATCTATTCGGCCTTCTATGCAGGCTAGGTCTGCATTGTGTCCTTTGGCAGCGAATAGAGCCGGTTGAGATACAAGAGGGCTGCTGCATACTTGTCCAGGCACCTTAGGATCTTCAGTCGCCAAGCCCCTGTTACGAGGCAAGGCGTGGTACATGACGGGGAATGCTCCAGTTTTGATCACGTTTGGTTTCACCGACACATCCTCGGTGACACAGCGGAATAATATCGGTGCATCCTTAGTGTGTTCAGGATGTCCGGCTTCTTTGAGCATTCGTTCTACGTCAGATACATAAGGGGCACTGTCTTTGTAGCGTAAGCGTGTGCGTATGGATTCAAACAATTTGCCATTTATGTTTACAGAATAGTTTGAGGATTCAAGTCCTATAGAGAGAGAGTCATCAATGGGTTCCCACAGGGTCTTCACATTACCGGCCAACACAACTTTCCTGCTAAGGACATTGCTGGCCCAATCTAACCCGTACCGTGTGCCAACGAACCAAAGTAAGTCCGTGATACGCGCACGAGGTAACAACCATATAAGCCTGTGCTGCGGGTCACCCTTGATCCTTCGTTGCTCGATATCGAAGATCAATAAATTACCTTCGGCATCGATGACCGTCACAGTATCTCCCCGGTAATCCCACAACTGATGTTTGTACTTTCCACCCCCGGACACGTGGTAAACCACTGAGTTACCGTCGAAGTGGAAGCTGAACTCATCGTTGGTATAATTCAGCTGCGTGGGAACTAGGGAATACATGCAGATCGGTTTCCATAGACACATCCAATCAGGCATACAGGCATAGTAATCCACATCAGTAAACACTAATGCGCTGTTTTCCTTTATGGGGTCAGCCTTGTAGGTGATGCCAAAGTCTTTGACGCAGTAAAAATAGCGGCTTCCATCTTCGTCGTCACGCCTAGAGGCGGAGACAACGTAAGGGTCATAGCCAGCCCGTTTCACAGCATCAATCATGTAAGCATTTGCGGATGATCGAAATTCCGCCGAGCGTGGATGTGAGTGAACGCTGTTACATGGAAAGATCTCTATGGCATCACCCGCGGGCACGAAGCCCGGGCGTAAGTCTGGTTTCCTTTCTATACTCTTCTCAATCTTCTTTGAATATTCCATAACATTGGGAGGGAACAGACCGAAACATGTCCAAAGCCTATACCGGTAATCGGCTGCAACAAAGCGGGCGCAGGTACGTAAGTATCGCACAAATTTGTATTCATTACGGGTCGGAGGTACAAACTCATACCTGTAGAACACTCTGTGATATAACTTTACGTACCAGTGAAATATGTTCACCACAGCTACGCTTGTCACGGTGATTGTAAGCGCTGTCCTGGGATAATGGTAGGCCAGCAGGCTCACAGAGTACACACCGCGTGCCGGTACGGTGACCAAGCAAGCAGATCCTCTTAGGATAGACA